AAGATACAGGACAGGAATATATTGGAGACAGGTGTCAATCTTGTTTATGTGTCAAAACACTGGGGAGCACGTAATACAGGGGAAGGTCACGCAAATCATGAGAAGTGGCAAGGCAGAGTATATTTTATCAAGGAAGGAAAGAATTATGCATCAGAAGCTGAGAGAATAGGGCAGGACTATATTACTGATTTGTGGAGAGCTACTGGTTATAGCGTTGATGGGGAACATGAAAATGATCCGACAGGATTGTATGGATATAATTGCCGTCATAATCATCATGCATGGTTTGAGTGTGCATCCAGTCTGCCAAAAGAACAAACTCAGCCAGGACCGGTTACTATAGCTGGGAAAACATATGATTATTATGCCATGACACAGAAAATGCGTTCAATGGAGCGTAATATACGTGCGCTGAAAAGGGAAAAAGAAGCACTTACAGCATTAGGAGATAGCACAACGGAGATAAATGCAAAAATTAAACGTAAGACAGCTGAATATAAGGATTTTTGCAAGACTTGCGGTGTTCCAACTGCAACATCAAGGTTATGGTATGAGTGCGGTATGTCTGATTTGAAGAAAACCAAGGCGTGGAATGGATTTGAAGTATCAGTTATCCAGGGTAAGAAAACAGTTGCAGAACCATCACAATCTGATAATATGAATATATCAGAAGATAAAGGAAATACGACTTTGAAAGAAATATTCAAAATTGGAAAAATTGATACAGAATTGTACAGAAAAAAATTCGGGAAAATACAGACGGATGAAGTTATTGTTACCAGTGAAAGGATTGAGCATATTAAATTGCGTCATCCAGAAGACTATGCGCTGTTTGAACAATATGGAAAAGAGTGTATAATTAATCCGGATATGATAATTAGTGATGAAAAAAATGTTGGAACCGCTTTCCTCATAAAACAATTACCAAATACAAATCTTAATGTTGTGATTCGATTAGTGCTGGAGAATGAGGATAGTCAACTAAAAAATTCGGTTATGACATTTTGGAGAATAAGGAATAAGAACTTGAAAAAATTAATTGAAAAGAACCAACTTCTTTACAAAAAGGAATAAGTGACGTATAATATTATTACAATAATAAGGGAGTATTTTGAAGTAGAGATTGTGCTGCTACGCACCCTTTGGGTCAAAAGAAATGTGGGAAGGGGCACACCCACCAAAATATTCTCTTATCATATTTATCTTGATACCATCACAATAATGTGGTGGATTTTTTAATTTTATGGCATAGATACACATAAATGCGAAGAAAATAAAAAAAATAATTGACTTTAAAATCAGAAATGGTACGCTTTAATTGTAACAGGTTCATGGATTGCAAGCGAAAAGAGGGTGTCATAGTTGAATGTGGAGTATTGGTATCCATGCCCGAACTGTGGTTTTCCCAAGATGATCAAGTACAGGAAGGATACCACAATCATTAACTTTCCGGGGTACTGTAAGAAGTGCAAACAGGAATCAATCATTACAATAGAGCCAAGGAGCCGCATAGTTGTTAATTCGTAAGGGATTAATACTGTGCGGCTCTTTTCTATTAATCCTATATCGGAGAAAATCCGATTCATAAATTATTTTAAGGAGAGAAAAAGTGATGAAAAATATTTTTGAAATTATGAAAGAGTTCGGGCTTGAAATTCCGGAAGACAAGCATAAGGACTTTGAGAAGACAGTACTGGAGAATTATAAGACACAGGCAGATTATGATATTCAGTCTGCGAAGCTAAAGACAGAGCAGGATAAGGTAAAGACTTTAGAAGCGGGGTTAGAGAAATTCAAGGACGTAGATGTTGATAAGCTCAATGGCGAGATCGATACTCTGAAAGGTCAGATTAACCAAATGGATACTGACCATAAGAATGAACTTGCTAAAAGAGATTTTGATGCACTTGTTGATACAGGCATCAGGAATGCAAAAGGCAAGAACCCCAAGGCAATCAGGGCACTGTTACCAATTGATAAGCTCATGGAGAGTAAAAATCAGGAAAAGGATATTGAATCTGCAATTAAAACACTTACAGAGGCAGAGGACAGCAAAATGTTGTTCGGAGATCCAGAGCCAAATAAAACAGGAAGCACTATTGATGTGCCTGGAAAAGTGACGAATACCCCACCTACACAGCAGGATACGTGGGGAAGCGTATTGACAGAACATTATAAGAAATAATGAGGAGGAAAAAGTATGGTTACATTAGAAGAGGCAAAAGTTGGCATGGCTGACAAAGTAGATCAGATGGTAGTGGATGAGTTCAGAAGAGACTCATTTCTTCTTGACCGGTTATCATTTGATAATGCAGTGTCGCCTGGTACTGGCGGTTCTACATTGACATATGGGTATATGCAGTTAAAGACACCTTCTACAGCAGGGCGAAGAGATATTAATACAGAGTACACGGCAAATGAAGCCAAGAGAGAAAAGAAGACTGCAGACCTCGATATTTTCGGCGGCTCTTTCAAGGTAGACCGTGTGATCCAAAATACATCAGGTGCAGTAAATGAAATTGAATTCCAGCTTCGTGAGAAGATTAAGGCAGCTTCCAACCTGTTCCATAATGCTGTGATCAATGGTAATACAACGGGTGGAAAAGGTTACACACAGGCAAAATTTGATGGGCTCCGCAAACTGGTAGCAGGTTCTTCCACGGAAGTTTCAGCAAGTGGAATCAATCTGAGCGACGTTGAGAATATTGACAAATACAGGGATTCTTTCGTGCTCAAACTGAATAAGTGGCTTGGGCTTTTTGCAGAGAAGCCTGATATGCTAATGATGAACAGCACAATGCTGTCTGTAATGAAGTATATCGGTCAGAAGATGGGTTACTACAGCAGGGATAAGAACGATTTTGGTCAGACTGTAGAAACCTATGACAATATTATCCTTATGGATGCAGGAAGATACTACAACGGAACAGCGGAAGAGGATTGTATTGCCACAGGCGATACTGATGGCATGAGTTCCATTATCGGCGTTAAATTTGGTACAAATGCGTTCCATGGCATCTCACCGACACAGGCAGCAGCAATCATCAATACATATCTGCCTGATATGTCTGCACCGGGGGCTGTCAAGACGGGAGAAGTGGAATTAGTAGCAGGCGTAGTACTGAAGAATTCCAAGATGGCGGGAATGCTTAAGGATATTCAGGTCGCACCTACAGCATAGGAACAAGGGAAGGGAGCGATAATATGCCTTATGTTGACTGGGAGTATTACAGCTCCCTATTTACCAATATTGCAGATGAACAGGAATTCAACCGATTGTACCAGAGGGCAGCAGGAGAAATTGACAGGGTTACACATATGCGTGCAAGAGCGTTCTGTAATGGCTATGATGAGGATTCAGCAACTGATTTCCAAAAAGGTGTGCGTGATGCGGTAAAACTGACCACATGCCAGTTGATTGACAATCTACAGGCACAGGAGTCTTCTGGTATGGGAATTGGCATACAGTCCGTTTCTAATGACGGATACAGTGAGTCCTATAAGATTACCAATGCACAGGAGAAAGAAGCACAGTTGTATAGCACAATTTCTAATGGCTTGAGAGGTACAGGATTAGCAGGAGCGATATGCCTATGAGTGTTTTATTTTGCGATGTCGCAACAATATATAACTACTACGAATCTGAAGACGGTACAGAGCACTGGAGCAGATCTGTAGTAAAGGGTGTACAGTGGAGACACAACCGCAATGAGGTGTCTACATCCAATGGTGTGCAGACAGAAAATAAGGTGGAAAGTATTACGATAGACTTTGGACGCAGATATGGCAACAAACCATATTTGCAGCCTGTTGAGTATAACAGGTTGTCGGATGAAGAACGTGAAAACTACTGGACACTGAATGCTAAGAGCGGCAAGGATATCGTTGTTCTTGGCGAAGCAACAGAGGAAATAGGGCAAGATTGCAGGATATCAGCGCTGAGAGAACATTACCAATATGCAGTGACTGTGACCTCTGTATCTGATAACCGCAACATGCCAAGGTTGAAACATATCAAGATGGTGGGAAAGTGAGTTCATTTAATTATCAGTGTAATTTTGACTTGGAAGATTGTATAAAAAAGATGGGGCTGGAAGAAGGAGGAAGTGTACAACAATTTGTAACAAATGAGTTTAAGAAAAATGTACAGCCATTCGTTCCCTTTGATATAGCAGGAAAATACGAGAATCCTGGACAATTAATTGACAGCTGTCATATTGAAAATGAAACAGATGTGGTGTGGAATACGCCATATGCCAGAAGACTATATTACCATCCAGAATATCATTTTCAGGGAAAAGGTGAAAGTGAAAAAGGTGGTATAGGACGTGGCGGTTATTGGGCAGACAGATATATGCAGAATGGTGGAAAGGAAGAACTTGAACAGGGAGCAAGGAGGATAGCTGGCAAATGACAGTATCAGAGAGCATTATAACGTGGCTTAGAGAATTCAAGCCGAAGAAAATAGACACAGATATCCAAAGGGCAGGTACTGGCAAGTATTCACTGGCAAAAGAACCGGTTCAGAATGTAAAGTCCTACTTGTCCGGTAAAAAAGAATATACGGACCATTACACATTTTGCGCATGTATGCCGAATCAGGAAAATGCAGAATGCATTGACAACAATGTATTTGGGGAAGAACTGACAGAGTGGGTAAATGAGCAGAACAGGCGTGGCAATTATCCTGTGTTACAGGATGCAACTGTAAAAGAAATAAGGATAACTACCCCATTTTTCATGGGTGCAACGAGCGAGAGTGATTCTTTATATCAGATGACTATCGCTATTAAATATGTGAAGGAGAGATAACAATGTCTGAAATGAGAGAAAAGCTGATGCATTTTTTAAACATTGGCACAACAGGAACAGATAAGTATGTACTGATCGGTGATGGTGTCAGTTCTTTAACAGAAGAATTCAACCCGGAATCTGAGACAAAACAGTATATCAATCAGAGCAACGGAACAACGAACATTAAGAGTTATACACCTTCTATCAGCGTGGAAAAAGAGTACATCAAAGATGATGAGCTGCAGGCGTGGATGAATGAGAAGATCAAAACTCTTCCAACAGGCTCATCTGCAATGACAGATTATGTTAGGGTGAATATTCTGGAAACGCCGACAGAAGAAGGAGAATATCCGGCGGTGAAACGTAAATGCTCATATCAGTTTGATTCTATCGGCGGCGATGCTGGTAGCGAGTTGATGAACAATATGACACTGGGCGGTGTAGGTGATCCGATTCAGGGTACATTTAATGTAACTACTAACAAATTTACACCGACAACATAAGACAGGTGTTAATCAAAATTAGCATAGTGGTGGGTGTTCCTCTAAATCGCCCATCACTTTTTAGAGGATGGTAATGATATGGAAAGTTTAAAAGAAAAAATACCTATGATTATAGCAGTAGTTGTAGCAATAGCAATTTGTGTAGCAATATTGTACTTTTTTGAAAATTATGAATCAGCTTACTTTACTCAAATAGACAATACTAAAATAGAAAAACTATCTAGTACAGATGATATGAAATATAAATATACTTTAGAGTGCTATAATGAAAAAGGAAAGAAAAAAGAATTAAAATTTAAAACAAGTAGAGAACTAAAAGAAGATGCTTTTCTAAAGTTAGAAGTAAAAACTCTAGGAGTACATTCTTGGGAAGAAGTGCAATATGATGAACTTCCTGAAAAAGTTCAAACAAATTATACAAAATAAGTAATGCCACAAAAAAAGAGGTGGTTGAAATGAAAGTAATAAAAAATATAATATTTGTAGTAATAGTATTTTCAATAAGTATAGGATTATTAGTAGTAGGTAATGGATATGATATGTATAAGGATGCAATTTCTAAAATACCTCTTACAGAAAAAGTAGAAACTATTAAAGAAAAAGAAAACTATACTAAAATTGAAGAAGTACCAGAAATATATATAAAAGCAGTAATTTCGGTTGAAGATCATAGATTTTATAAACATAATGGAATAGATATAATAGCAATTGGTAGAGCCACTATAAATGATATAAAAGCAATGAGCTTTGTAGAAGGTGGAAGTACTATTACACAACAATTATCAAAAAATATCTATTTTACACAAGAAAAGAAAATAACAAGAAAAATTGCTGAAGTATTTATGTCTTTTGAAATAGAAAAGAACTATAATAAAGATGAAATACTAGAATTATACTTGAATACAAGCTATTTTGGAGATGGTTGTTATACAGTAAAAGAAGCAAGTAGAAAATATTTTGGAAAAGAGCCAAAGGAAATGACAGATTATGAAGCAATTTTATTAGCAGGAATACCAAATGCACCTAGTGTGTATGCACCAACAAAGAATCCAGAATTAGCAATTCAAAGGCAAAAGCAAGTAATGAATAAAATGATAAAATATGATTATTTAACACAAGAAGAAGCAGATAAAATATTAAAACAAGCAGAATAAAACTACAGTGCTAATTGTAGTGAAGCGATTAGCACAAAACATCCCCTTTTATTTTCAAGAGAACTACTAAAAATGGTGGTTCTCATATATAAATGTATGATTACACAATAAATTAAGTAATTGATGTGAAAAACACACTTATTATAATTAATGTGATTGATAATTGAAAGGAGCATAATATATGAGTTTATTAGGCAATATACTTTGGTTTATATTTGGAGGTTTCTTTAGTGGACTTTCATGGGTTTTATCAGGAGTTATTTGGTGCATAACCATTATAGGAATACCTTATGGAAAACAATGTTTCAAATTTGCAAGTATATCATTTGCACCATTTGGAAAGGAAATTGAATATGGAGGAGGAGTACCATCATTATTTGCTAATGTTATATGGATTATACTTTTTGGGATTCCTATGGCATTAGAAAATTTGCTTTTTGGCTGTATTTGGTGCATAACAATCGTGGGAATTCCCTTTGGACTTCAATTTTTCAAAATTGCTAAATTATCTTTAGCACCATTTGGAGCAAGAATTGTGTAACTATTTCACTTAACATTAATTATAATTTGTGTTTTTGGGAGCAGAAGTTCTGTTCCCTTTTATATATTTACTATCTGCTCCAAAAAACAGTCAAAAAGTGGTGCTGTAAAGGAATTAAAATGCTCCGTT